CATACAGGAGATAGCCACTGGTGCAGGTAAGACCATAATCACAGCGGCCTTGTGCCAACTGGTTGAACCATATGGCAGGACTCTAACCATCGTTCCCAACAAGAGTCTCGTCACACAGACAGAAGAAGATTTCCTTGCTTGTAACTTAGATGTGGGTGTGTACTATGGTGACAGGAAGGAACTGGGCAGGTTCAACACGATAGCAACATGGCAATCATTAAATGTATTAGAAAAGAAAAGCAAGGACGAACACACAACAGATTTCTTGGAAGCAATACAAGGCATCAACACTGTGATAATCGATGAGGTGCACATGGCCAAGGCGGATGTACTGAAAAGATTACTAACAGGCCCATTCGCACACTGTGGCATACGTTGGGGACTAACCGGTACTGTACCAAAAGCGGATTATGAATTCATGGGTTTGAAATGTAGCATAGGTGACGTATCAAATAGGATACAGGCAAGCGAACTGCAAGACAAGGGTGTGTTGGCAAACTGTCACGTGAATGTTTTACAGACACAGGATCATCCACAGTTCAAAACATATGCAGAAGAACTTAAATGGCTAACTACGGATAAAGTCAGAATGAAATGGGTGGCCAACACCATCAAAGATATATCCTCATCAGGAAATACACTAATACTTGTAGATAGAATATCAGCAGGTGAAATACTACAAGAACAATTGGAAGATTCGGTTTTCGTATCTGGATCAACTAAAAACACAGACAGAAAGGAACAATACGATGAAGTGTCTACAGCGACAAATAAAATTATTATTGCCACATATGGAGTGGCTAGTGTTGGTATCAATATTCCTAGGATATTCAACCTTGTTCTTATTGAACCTGGCAAATCTTTTGTAAGGGTCATACAGAGCATAGGAAGAGGTATTCGTAAAGCAGAGGACAAGGATAATGTCCAAATTTGGGATATTACCAGTAGTTGCAAGTTCGCGAAAAGACATCTAGGTGCAAGGAAAAAGTTTTACAAAGAGGCCAATTACCCGTATAATATAGAAAAGATAAATTATGAAAATCCTTACACTTGATAACAGAACGTACAAACTAGAGAAGATACCCGAATGGGTGGATGAGAATCTTAGATTCGCAGTCCTCGATAATGCTGATCCGGATAACCCGGATTTCTTCTATATTCCCTTAATATTTCTAGAGAGTTTTAATGCGCCTGCGGCGGTGTTGCAAATAGGAGATAAAAGAATTAAAATGCCGTTAGATTGGAAGATGCTGATAGGCGAAGCAGGACAACAAGAAATGCATGTGTACCAATAACAAGCCTTAACGACAGAGGCTTCGATGCATTTACATTTAATCCGTTATCAAGCACCAAACCTGACTTCTATCCCATAGATGTCGTGGACATATACACAGAAGTAAAATGGTATTTCCCAAAGATCAAATCAGGACAGATGTTGGCAGTGCCTTTGAGCGACGGGTCAAAACCCATGTGTGCTTATTTTGTTAAGGACATCTCAAGACAGTGCGAGCAGGTGGACTATGGCTCTGTCTGGTAGGAAAACAATCACTATTGATGCACCGGTCATGATAACCAGCAACAAGATCGCTGTGTGGATGGACGAGAGCTGGATGTATAATTTCTTTGACTTCATGAAGAAACATAAATTCCAATTTTCAGGTTTACAACACAAACACAATAAAATAAAATTAACATTTGTAACAGCAAAAGAATGCACAATGTTTGCACTAAAGTATGCCAGTAGAAAAAAATAGAAAATTTTTTGATTTAAGGAACGGATTAAAAGCCGTTGACTTCAGGAACAAGGATTATTTTGATAGGATAGACGAGAAGGAGAAATCCTTGTATTCACCTTATATGCTGATGAGATATGTTTCCAATGTGTCGTCAAAGGATCCGTTCTACATAGAACACTACATAGAGATGGTCAACGAGTGCGTGAACAAGCACTGCTTTACGTTGGGCAAACACAAGAAACTGTTATGGATACTGACTGCCATGTGTGGTGCAGAGACACAGCAGTTCCATCAATGGATCAAACCCATGAAGCGTGTGCCAAACAAGAGTCTAAAGAAACTGCAACAGATATATCCGACATGGAAGGAAGCAGACCTAGAGACATTGGACAAAGTGATAACAGATAGAGAACTAGAGGATTTAATAGAAGCACATGGCATCGACAAATAAATGCACATACTGTGGCAAGGAGTTTGCAAAGGAAAGAACTTTGCAAGTACATCTATGTGAACCTAAGAGAAGGTATCTACAAAAAGATGAGAAATGGGTAGTAAATGCATTCATGGTGTTCCAAAGATTCTATCAGATACACCAACACAACTCAAAAACAAAAACGTATGACGACTTCGTAAAAAGTTCTTATTACAACGCATTCGTTAAGTTTGGTAGATTTATAATGCATGTGAATCCGTTGTATCCAGAGAAGTATATCGAGTTTGTGTTGAGATCAAAAATAAAACTAGACCACTGGGCCAGAGATGATCTTTACGAAACATATTTGATCGAAGCACTGAAGTCGGAACCTGTTGAGGCCGCACTACAGAGGAGTATTGCAACAATGATGGACTGGGCAACAGAACAAAACGCACAATGGAGTGACTACTTCCGATTGGTCAACACCAACAGGGCAGTGCAACACATACAACAGGGAAAGATAAGTCCTTGGCTATTGTTAGGTTGCGGTGCAGGCAAAAGGATGTTAAAATCATTTAACGACGAACAATTACAAATGATTGAAAGATTTATTAATACTAGTTTCTGGCCTAGCAAATTAAAGAGCTATCCTGCTGATCACATGCTAGTACAGGACACAGCAAAGGAGGCCAAGATTGTCTAAGATCGATTTAGAAGTATCTGACAACTTACAATTTGATGACGGCGACTGTGCCGTGATAATCAAAGAGGATGGATCCATAGGAAGAGTGGTCATGCCAGACGTGAATAGAAAAATGATAGCGTCGGAAGGATACAGGAAACTGTTAGATGTTCTAGAAGTATTGCAACCAGGTGCACGTGATAAAATGATAAACTATGCTGAAAAAGGCAAAGGGAGTATGCACTAATGCCTGATGTAGACATAGACTTCTTTGACAGAGACAACACACTGAAACTTTTCAAGCACACACCTGCTTCCATGATCAAAGATGGCAAAAGCGAAAAACACAAAACAGGAGTCTACTTCCACGCTGTTCCCGAACACCCCGTGACAGGACATGCTTCACTGGATTACAAGAATGCAGAGGACAGAGGATACTTTAAAATAGACTGTCTAAATGTAAACATATACAAAGATGTTAAATCAGAACAAGAACTAGTAGAACTGATGATACAGGAACCCAATTGGGACATGTTGAAAGATCCAAAGATAGTGGAAAACCTTTTCCACCTGAATGGCCATTTCAATATAGTGTCCAAATTGGAACCGCGGACTATAGAACAACTTGCGGCTGTACTAGCAATCATACGTCCTGCTAAACGAGGACTGATGTACAAGGACTGGGCAGACATAATAAAAGAGGTCTGGGTCAAACCAACAGACGGTAGTTACTTCTTTAAGAAATCACACGCTGTGGCATATGCACAGGCCATAGTTGTACAGATGAATTTGGTCAGCAGAGCTAAATATAGTTTTGATGCACCATCAAAAATATAAAAACAAAAAATCCAAAAAACGTACTAAAAGAAACTCCACTTCAAAAAAAGAATCATATGGCTATCAGCCAGATAGTCCTTTAACATTACACTATATTACAACAGGTTCTATACTTCCTGAAAAAAAGAAGACTAGATAGGTCTTCTTACTAATTGGATCGTTTTTCTTTTCACACGTTTCTTTGAAATATCAGAAAGTCTAACAGTTGGACCATGTACTATCTCAATATCTTTGGAGTTGAGTGTGACCAAAGTTGAACGGAAATATCTGAATTCACCCTTAAGGAATATGTTAATTGGTAATTTACGATTAGATTCGTGCCACCAAGTTTCTCCGCATTTCAAAAACTTCATCTTGTCTTGGGGCATCATCAATCTACCATAATCATAGAAGCTGATCACACTGGCATCCTCGTTCTGCACTATGCCCACATACTCCAAATCGCCCTTTCGAATAAGGCTTAGGAACGGGAATTTATCTCTTAGTGTGTTAAAAATTTCGTTCATTCTATATCTATAAATACTGTTAAATATGTATTATGCAAACAGTACAAAGGTATTTAATAAATCAGTTGGTAATAGCCTACATAAGTGGTTATCACGGAAG